GGCGACCATGGGTCCTCCTCACATCCAGGCCGAGCGGCAGGTGCCGGTCAGCAAGGCGTTGGCGTCGTAGGAGTCGGCGTACCAGCCGACCGTCACCGCAGTACCGGGCGGGATCTCCGGCCACTGCCCGGACAGGTACAGGCGCCGGGACACGGCCCCGTTGAGGACCACCGAATGCAGGTCGGTGTCGACGACGAGCTCGTCGCCGGCCTCCAGGGAACTGCTGTAGAGCAAGGCCCGGACGGTCCCGTCGGGATACTGGACAGTGATCGTCGGGTTGGTGACCGGTCCCGTCACCGTGAACACCGGGCGAGTGCCGATCGTGCCCTCGTTGACCAGGGTGATGCTGCCGGACACCGTCGTCGTGGAGATGCTGAGCGGCGTCGACACCGGCACCGACAGGCCACCGGACGTGGACGGCAGAGCGGTTGACTGTGACTGCAGGACCGTGGAGTAGCGGCGCGGGTCTGGGGCCGTGACGATAAGGCTGTAGGTGGCGCCGTACAGCCCCAGCAGCTCGACGAGTACCTCGCCCGACCTCCTGACCGTGGCCTGTTTCGGGATGCTGTCCTCGACGGTGAGGACGGTGTCGGTGAGAGAGGCCGCGGCGATGAGCTGCTCGACCGCCGCGTCTCTGGCGGCAGTGGTGGGTGCCGCGATCATCCCGGTGATGGTGATGGGTCGAGCGTCCAGGTACACCGGGGACGCCCAGGCGCCGTGGTCGGCCTGGCGGGGTTGGAGCTCGGCTCGGAGTCCGGGTGAGCTCCAACCCTTCAGGTCGGTGTGGAGCCAGGTCACCCCGGCGTCGTCCACGGCGCTGAGCGACAGATTGCCGAGGGTGACGGGTATGGCTCCGATTTGCGTTGCCAAGGGAGCCTCCTAGGACGGAAATTCCATGCGCCGCTGGATCTCCGCCATCTGCTCGGCGGCCGTCATGTGGGAGCCGACGAGTGTCCAGTTGTAGGAGCGCTGGTCTGCCGGGGCCTGCCTGGTCCCGGAGCGGGAGAGCGCGTTCCATTGGGCGGTGGTCAGGACCGGCTCCGGCCGGCCGGTGCCGTTGTAGGCGAGGTTCATGCCGGGCTGCAGGTAGCCGCCGGAGTCGAACGTGCCGAGGGCCGGGGCGAAGCCGTACCAGTCGGTGAAAAGGCTGTCGTTGTAGCCGCGGGCTCGGCTTCCGGTGAGGACGCCGTCCCCGCCGCGGGACTCGACGTTCATGCCGCCGAGGGTGCCCGCGGTGTGACCGACGCCAGCATTGGTGATACCGATCATGAACGGCGAGCGGAGGCCGCGGCGCCACCCCGCCGGCGCGGTGTCCCCCTGGAAGGAGAACGTGCTCCACAGGCGCCCGTTGGGCGACTGCCCCAGAATGACCTTCTGGATGCCGGACATGAAGCCGGAGCAGTCCCACGACGGGTTGCCGGCGCCGCCCCACTGATACGGCTTGCCGTGTTGCGAACGGGCGAAAGCCATTGCGGCGGCGACACTGCCGGATGCGGTGCCGCCCCCGATGAGGCTTTCGATGCCGCTGACGACCTTGTCTTTCAAGCCCTTCAGCATGCGCAACGGTAGCTGGCTGAGCGCCTGCGCCCACTGGTTGCCGGTGAGCCCTTCGCCGATCTTGTCCCGCAGGCTCTTCGTCGCGGTCTCCCAAGCCTTGCCAGGATTGGACACCACATCCAGGGCGGACATGACAGCGCCGCCGATCTTCTGGGCCTTGTCGGACAGCCAGTCGACGACACCCCCTTCGGCGAATCGAGGGATCCCCACGGCGCCACCGGACGCGAACGTGGCCCCGGACTGCAGCGCCCGCTGGCGGAGCGACTCGACGACCGAGTGGCCGCCAGCCGCCTGGACCTCGCGGGCCGTCCACACGTGCTCTCCGTTGGAGAGCAGCGCAGGGATGGAGTCGGAGGTGGCGGTGCCGGCGCCGAACACGCCACCGCCGCTGGCGAATTTCATCTTCTCCAACTGGCCTAGGCCGGCGATCTTGGCGACAGCGTTCCAAACGGGCACGATGCCGCCGTTGTAGACGGTCTCGACGATGAACTGGACCGGTTTGCGGGTGATCTCGACGAGCTGGTCCCAGGCCGTCTTGATGCCGTCCTTGGCGACGGTGAACGCGTCCTTGACCAGGCCGACCGCCTGCTTGATCCGGTCGAACCAGGGCTTGATGCCGACCTCGTACAGCCAGGCCGCCTTGTCGGCGATCCAGCCGAAGACGGGGTTGACCTTGTCGTCCCACAGGCCCCTGAACCAGGCGCCGAGCATGCGGATGCCCTGCATGATGTAGTCCCACGCAGGACTGATGTAGTCACGCCATAGGGCGACGGCCTTCTCGCCGATCCAGCCGAAGACGGGCTTCAGTACCGTGTTCCAGAGCCACAGGGCGGCCGCGGCTATCCCTTCGAACGCGGGCTTGAACGTGGTCTCCCACAGCCACATGGCGATCGCGCCGAGCAGCTTGAACCAGAGCACAAGCGGCGTGATGACCGCCACGACGACGACCGCCCAGAGGAAGCGGGCCGCCAGCCAGATCGCCTCGAAGGCTGGCTTGATGGCGTTTTCCCAGAGCCAGAGAGCCGCCGCTCCGAGCCATTTCAGGGCTGTCCAGATTCCGGCGATGATGGGCTGCAGGATCGACCACACGAACTTGGCGCCGGCGATGATGCCCTGCCAGGCGGCGTCGACTACCTCGCGGAACCAGGTCCAGTGCTTGTAGGCGTAGATGACCGCGGCGACGAGGGCGATGATCCCGATGACGATCAGGGTGATGGGGTTGGCGCTCATTACCGCGTTGAAGATCATCAGCGAGAGGGTCCACAGCTTCGTGGCCACCCACACCGCGTACAGCAGCTGAATCAGCCAGGGCAGGGTTTCGGCGATGGACGCGACGGCTGTCAGCACGGCGCCCAGGGTGTTGAGGACAGGCCCGGTCAGCGGAGAGACGGCCCGCGAGATCTGGAAGATCGCCGCACCGATGTCGCCCAGGACTTCGGCCAGGATCGGGCCCTGTTCGGCGGCGTAGGCGAGGAAGTTCGTGAACCTCTCGGACCCCTTCAGCCCCGTGGCCCACGTTGCCCACCGGCCGGTGATGTCCCGCATCCGGGCCGAGACCTCGTCCATGTGCGGCAGGAACGCATCGACGATGCCGGCCAGGGTCTTGAAAACGTTGCCCAGGGCGACGCCCATGCCGACCGTGGCGGGCAGCACCGACCTGGCGAGGTCATCCCGGAAGGAGACCCACCACGGCGATTTGAACCCGGCAGAGATCTTGTCCTGGAGGATACCGATGGCCTTGGCCGCGTTCAGGACGAACGGCGTGAGGCCGGGCAAGCTGTTCTTGATGCCCTCCAGGGCCCGAGTGAACAGCGGCATCACGGCGGGCTGCAGCGACTCCGACCAGGCCTTGAAGGCCGTCCGCAGCGACTGGAAGGCGTCAAAGGTGCCGCGCGCCGACGGGGTCAGCTTGTCGAGGGCCGCCTGGTATTTGGCCTGCGCGAGGGCAGCCTGATCGACGCCCCCGGCCGCCGAGAGCGACGCGGAGGCCATCTGACGCTGGGCGGAAGCGATGGAGTCCGCGGCCTGCGCCTGGACGCGGGCCAGGTTCTCCTGGGCCTTGACGACCTGACGCTGGGCATCGGCGACACCACGAGCCCGGTCGGCGACCCGCTCCTGGGAGTCGGCGAGCCGCTCCTGTGCCTGCCGGACCACCTCCGTCCCCTCGACACCGGCCCTGCTGGCCCTGCTGTTCTCCTCAGCCAGGCGCTTCGTCTCGAGGTTCTGCTCCTTCAAGCGCTGCGTGGCCTGGTCCACGGCCAGGGCCGCCCGCTGCCGGTCCAGCAGCGTCGCCTTCGGGTCGGCCTCGGTCTCTCGGGCTCGCTGCTGGGCCTCGGCCAGCGACAGCTCCGCCTCCCGCCGCGACAGCTGCGCGGAGGCGTACCGGTTGGAGAGGTCTTCGAGCTGCTGGGCTGCCTGCCGACGGGCGGCCACGAGGTCCAGCTGGGCCTGCCGAGAGTCCTCCTGCGCATCGGCCAGTTGCCGCTCGGCGTCCGCGACACTGCGGGTGGCCTGCGCGATCTGGTCGCGAGCCGATGCAATCTGAGAGGCCGCGTTACGCTGGGCGGACGCGAGTGCCTGTTGGGCGCCGGCCTGCTGCAGGGCCCGGGATGCGGCTTGCTGGCCCGCCTGCGCACCCCGCTGCGACGCGCTTGCTGCCGCATCCTGCGCGGCCTTCTGGGCCTGGAGGGCGCCGGCGATGCCGATGAACGCCGGCACGGCGACGGCTGCGAGGGCGCCCACACCGGCGCCGGCCGCGGTTGCGGCAGCTGCGATGCCGCCGATACCGGCAGCCAGAATCGGGACCGCGGGGATCAGGGCCAGGCCGCCGATCGCCACGGTCAGGTGCAGGATCGCGGACAGCGCGCCGGAGGTGTCGACGTCGATCCTGGCCCGCTTGCCGTCAACCGCATCGATCTCTGCATGGACGAGTGCAAGCTGCGCGCGAGCTGCGGCAGTGTCCGCCCGCACCTGGACGTTCGGGTGCTGTGCCCCGAGCCGCTCGAGCTCCGCCTCGATGAGTCGGATCTCGGCCCTGGCCGCCCCGGCGTCGATGTCGATGCCGACGCGCTGGCCGGCCAGCGTTTCCATACGGACCCGCAGTGCCTGCAGGTCCGCATCGGCCTCGGAGGTGTTGGCGTCGATCTGCAGTTTGGGCAGGCTGCGGAACGCGGCTTCGAGCCGGGCCTTGATGGAGCGGCTGAACGCACCGCCGGCCTCCTCGCCCTGACGTGCCGCTGCCGCGCGGGCGGGCGCCCCGCCCTGGTTGATGCCGCTGGTCAGTGCTCCGCGCACTTCGGAGGTGATGCGGTTGGCGATCTGCTGCCCGATCTGCTGCCCGATGGTCAGGCCGACGGCTCCGACTTCCCGCTGCATGGCCGGGCCGAACGACCGGCCGGCTGCGGTCCCCGCGTCGTTGCCGGCGCGGGTGGCGGCGGGTACCAGGCCGGACCGCAGTCGGGAGTAGATGCCCTGGGTGTTGGGGATGACGTCGACCTCAACGGAACCGACCGTGATCGCCACGAGAACCTCCTCTCGCGGGTCAGGCCGCGCCGCCGTTGATCAACTTGAACAGGGTCTCGGCGCCAGCTTCCGAGAGTTCCTTCTTCTGGTGCTGCCGGGGCGCTGCGCCCGGCCGGCGGATCGGTTCCGGGGGGCTGGGCCGCTTGGCCTTGCTGTCGCTGTTCGCGCAGATCAGCACGTACTCCACACGGCGCAGTGCGTCGATCGCCGAGGCCAGCAGCAGCTCGGACTGCGACCAGCGGCCCTTCTCCGGCTCGCCTTCGTCGGCCTGTCTGGCCAGGTCCGCCTCCGGCAGGGCGTTGCGCAGGGCGGTCATCGTGGCGGACTCCGGCGGCAGGCCCTCGATCAGGACGCGCAGCCGGCGGGTGGTCATTTCGCCGCGGTACCAGGCGGCCAGTTGGTCGGCGTCGCGCGGGTAGTGGTGGGCGAGGTCGGCCTCTAGCGCCTCCGCGTGCGCCTCGGCGACGCTGCGGGTCCACGCGATTTCCCCAGGCTCTCACCCGACAGGCGGGCTGCCTCGCCGACGAACTCGGCGAACTCGTCGTTCGTGGGGTCGAGATCGAAGTACAGGTCGAGGTCGTCGGGGTGGATGACCTTCTCGGCGAACGCATCCGTCATGCCCTGGGAGAGCTGCCGCTGCCAGGACTGCCGCCAGGCGCCGGGCGGGATGACTCGGATGGCTTTCCCGAGGAGGTCCACGGTGACGTAGTGGCCACTGGCCTCTGCCTCTTGGGCCTCGGCCGGAGGCACCTCGTGCTCGTAGTCGTCGTCGGGAAGGTCGACATGGCGGGGCGGTTCGCGACGCTCGAAGTCGGGGGCGGAGCGGTCGTACTGCCTGTCTGTCATAGCGCGGTCCTTTCAGCAGGGCGCGGTCGCGAGAGGGGCGAGGGCAGGCGGGCCGGGACCGCGCCAGGTGACGGCCCGCCTGCCCAGTCGGGGGTCAGGACCCGGTGTAGGCGGGGGTCACCGGGACCATGTCGGAGTGGTAGACCGTGTTGCCGGCCTCGTCGGGGTAGGCGGTGATGGTCCACTCGAAGCCAGCCATCTGGTCCTGCTTGTGGGTGACGTCCGCGCGGTCGGAGATCTCCCCCTCGGGGATGTAGAAGCCGCGGCTGATGTCACCGTCGAGGACGATGAACCAGAACGCCCGCCGGTCCGGCGTCGGCGAGGCAGTCTCCGCGAACGAGGTGATCCCGCCCGACGGGGTGAGGTCGTCGATCGGGATGCGGTACTGCAGGGACTGCACCGTGGTCCGGGCGGTCTCCCACGCGGTCAGCTTGAACGTCCGCAGACTCTTGGTGATCTGCGTGCGGAACGGGCTGGTGAAACCCCAGGGGGTGTACTCCTGGGACTCCTCGTCGAAACCTTGGACCAGGCCGTCGTCGCTGATGGCGCCGATCGGCAGCCAGGCGGACGCGGGCTGGGTGAGCGGGGTGGCGGGAGCAGCGGTTCCGAGGTCGGCAACCCAGCCGCCGCCGTTGGCGCCGACCTGTGCGAGGTCCGCGGCACGGGTGATGTTGACCATGAGGGTCTCCTACATGCGAAGACCCCGCCAGCGGACGGGGTCGGGACAGGGGCCGGCGCGGTCCCAAGGCTGATCATTCGGGGTGGCTGAAGATCTCGTAGGTAGCGCCGATACGACGCAGTCCGGTGTTCTCGTAGGGGCGGACACCTGGCGCGGTGGCGGTCCGCACGCGCCCTACAACGGCGCCTGCAGTGCTCGAGCCCGGCAGTGCGGTGAGCAGCAGGCCGCGGATGTCAGCAGACAGCTCGATCGCCGCAGCCCGGGTGGCGGCGTACACGTCGACGTCGACGAGGGCGCGATCGAGACGGAACCCGTCATCGTCACCAGCGGGCAGGCGCTGTACCTGTACGGTCGGCAGCTCCTCGAGGAGGTTGTTGTCGAGCTCGTCGCGCACCACCACACCGCTGCCGAGCTGCGCCTGCAGCCACTGGATGACGAGCAGCTCGACGTCGATCGACCCGACGGCGGCCATCAGCGGCCCCCGGCTTGGGCGGCGCGGAGTAGGACGTGGTGGGCACGGACCCGTTCTGTGCCCCACTCCACCCAGCGGGCGTAGTAGGCGCTGTTGCCCACGACACCGACCGGGCGCTTCTTCCTGGATCGGCCGATCGCCTTGCGTTCTACCTTGGCGTACCAGGACGCCTTGTACCGGCCGGGGTGTGGGTCACTCGGGCCGCCGACAGGCGAAAGGGCCTGGCCGACGGACTTGATGACCTCCGCCCGACGCAGCATCTCGGAAGCAATCATGGGCGAGTTGAGTAGCTGCCCCACTCCTCGGGTGGACATCTTGAAACGGGCGGTCATGGCCTCGCCTCCAAGTTGGTTGCCGCAGTGGAGGAAGCGAGCCGCTAGCCCGTCACCCGGTCGGCGGCGAACTGGACCGGCCCGGCAGTACCCGTGAAGGCGTTCCTGCCCCAGTCGCCCGGCTCGCCGGTGATGTCGCAAACCTCGCCACGGATCCGCACCTGGTCGGTGGTCCGCCAGTCGGAACCGGGCGGGGCGTACACGGTATAGCCGACGATGACGGTGTCGCGGGCCTGCTGCTCCTCGCCGCCCACCTGAGGTGCTGCGGCCCGCGGCGCGACGACACAGCCGCCGACCTCGGTCTCCGTGAGCGGCCCGGGGACCGGCTGCCCGCGCGGGTCTCGGCCGGGGGAAGCGCCGCGGCGCAGTCGCACCACGGTCTCCCCGTAGGGGTACGGGGCGGGCACTACACCCACCCCCACCCGGGCTCATACTCCAGGCCGGGCCCGTATGCGTCGTCGATCGGCCACGTCGGGGACGGGTCGGCGGTCTCCGGGGTGGGGTCGACCGTAAAGGCGCCGCCGCGGCCGGCCAGCGCCTTCAGGGCCGCCTTGTCTGCCTTGGTCAGGTACAGGCCGCCGCTGCCGGTCGGACGCTGCACTGACATGGGGCCGATCGTCTCGTAGGAGACCTGCTGCGGGTTGACGTAGGCGCGCCCGGCGACGGACAGCACCACGGCCGTCGCCGCGTCCGGCAGCGGGCTGACCACCGAAGTGGCGAGGGCCACGGCCTGCTCGATCAGGAGGTCGGCCCGGTCGCCGTCGACTTCCTGCAGCGCCAAGTAGAGGCCGAGCTGCTCGGCTGTGGGCGGCACGAATGCCATCTCGGCCTCCTTACGCCAAGGCCTCGACGGCATCGCACCAGGTGGCCAGGTCGGCCGCCGGGTCCAGCTCGCCCGACCGGGCCTCCGCCCGCTTCGAGACGAGCCGGTACTCGCCGCTGTCGGCGAGTAGCTTGCGGATGGCCATCTCGTAGCCGTCCACGTCGTACAGATCGACGAACACGCCGGCCTCGCCGAGTGACTCGCACAGGCCCGGAGTGGGGTGCGCGATGACCGGGATCCCCGACGCCATCGCCTCGACCCCGGCACGGCCCCACGACTCGTAGGACGACGGCATCAGCAGGATCTTCGTCCTGCCATACACCGCGTCCCGCATCTCGTGGCCGCACATGTGGTCGATGACCTCGACGTTGGGGAGGTCGGGGATTATCTGCTCCCCGTAGGCTCCGACGACCGCGAGGAACTCGACGTCTGGCATGCGGCGGGCGAGCCTCTCGAAGAGCCGGCCGCCCTTCTCTTCGTTCAGGTTGATCAAGGTGACCTTGGTGCCGGGCTTCGTGCGGTACTCGTCGGCGAACACCGGCGGCCTGACGATCACATCCGACCCCGGCTGGACACCCTTCGGGTACTCGGCGAAGAACAGCTCCGCCTCCCGCCGCATCCATTTCGAGTTGTAGACGGCCAGGTTGCAGCCGGCCGCCATCTCCCGGAAGGACTGGCGGTGCGTGTTGTGGCAGACCACGGCCAACGGCTTGCCGTAGCCGCGGGCCAGCGCGCCGGCCGACGGGACGTTCTCCAGGTGGGAGACGACCACGTCGGCCCGCCGGATGGCCGACCCCGCATCGAGACGGGACTGCAGGGGGACGACCTGCACGCCGTCCAGCTCGTAGTCGGCCTTGTCGTCGGTGTAGCGGGACAGCCACACCGACACGTCGTGGCCGCGCTGGACGAGGGCCCGCAGCATCGAGTGGACCATCCACTCGGCGCCGGCGTTGTGGCGCGGCGGGTAGCCGTGCAGCCGGGCGACGATCCGCATCGGCGCCCGGCCACCCCCCACGCCCGGCATCAGGAGGAGCCGCCCGCCGCGAGGTACTTCACGAAGGCCTCGACGTCGCCGAGGACGAAGCCGTAGTAGGCCTCCGCCAGCAGCAGGACGAGGTTCTCCTGGAAGGCGGAGTGCACGCCGCCTTCCTCGTCCAGGTACGTGGCCTCGCGGCTGATCTTGATGGTGATGTCCATGCCGACGCCGTATGCGGTCTGCGACCAGTCGCCGCCGATGCCGCGCAGGCCGGTGTCGATGGTGCCGGACTGGCGGCGGAGCTTGCCGGAGACGCTGCGGGAGTAGGCGACGGGCTCGCCGACCAGCGTGCCCGCGAGCGCGGCGCCGGTACCGGGGACGGTGGTGTCGACGAAGATCGGGCGGCCGGTGGTGTCGGTCGCGCCGAGGAGCGCCGGCTTCATCCGGTGGTCCAGGAGGGTGCCGGTGTAGTCCCAGTCGTCTGCAACGGTCTCCGACATGCCGTTGACGATGTCCTTGTAGATACCGCCGGTGGCCTGGGAGGCGGTGCCGATGGTGACGCTCTTGGAGGTCTCGGCCAGGTAGTCGGGGAAGGGGCCGGTCGCGCCCTTCATCGTCTTGCCGTGGATCGCTGCCCGGTCGAAGGCGCGGGCGAACGCGGTCGGCAGGTCGTTCTGCAGCTGCGTCCACAGGCCGGCAGCGTTGGACTGCACGACCTCCATCGCGACCGGAATGAGGACGG